CGCCGGGTACCGTCCAATCGCCCGATGCCTTGAAGGTGCCCGTGGTTTTCGGGGCCATCAGGCTGCAGTCGATGCTGGCATCCATGTACGCGGGCCCTTGCCACAGGTACCCGGGTTCGGTGGTGTTGTGCGCCAGCGCCAGCGTGCCGGGCGTCGGTGACATCGCGGCCTTGAACAGCGCCAGTTCCGCCGCATTGAAAAATCCCGTGAAGGATCCGCTGATGTCCATCAACCCCGGGACATACACGCGGTTGGCATCCTGGAAGCAGGACACATCTTCGTAGTCGGTTTTAAAGTCACCCTTCCAGGTGTTGATCGACAGGATCGGCACCAGTGCGGTGCCCCCCGCTGGATCCCACGATACCCGCCCGTAGCGCCCCGTTTTGATCGCCATGTTCAGTACCTTCCCTTTGAATCGCAACTATCGGATCGGGCCACGAAGCCATCACGCGGTAATACCCACCGTAGTGAAACCACGTCAGTGATGGATCCACGGGATCAGGCACGGTGTCCCAGGGCTCCCGTTGTTCCCTGACACAGAAGATTGCGGCGTAGTCGGTGGCGGTCAGCGTCACGCCGTCCAGCAGTTCCGCGATGCGCTGCGCTGCGGCTTTCGTGTTCGCCAGCGTGGTGGTGCGCGACAGCCCGTTGGCCTTCACGTAATACAAAACATCTTCGTACCCACACTGGCCGAAGATGCCGACATCGGTGGAATCGAACACCCCCACCAGCACGAAGCGGGTTTTCCCGGGGGCGGCCACGTTCAGGTACACGCCATCGGGCATCAGGCTGGCCAGCGTGGCATCCGCCTGCAGCACGCTGATGATCGCTTTGTCGATGTTGCCGCTGTTGGGCCTACTCATCGCCCGTCACCGTTTCGGCCCCGGTTTTCACGATGGCCACCAGGGCCGGATTCAGCACGGTGCGCCGCTGGCGCTGCATCGTGGGCACAAACAGCTTCCCCGGTTTGTGTACGCCCGCTGTGGAATTCCCCCCGGATTCCCACACCCGGGCGTACACCACGTCATTCCGAATTTCCCAGCGGGGGTGCATCGCGTCGGTGGTGACATCGCGCACCTGTAGGCCATCCTGCAAGTTGCCGCTGATGCGGGGGTACCCATCATGAATCGCCTGGAAGGCAGCCATTGCACTGCGTTCACACTGCGCAGCGGCTTCCCCCACGGCCAGTTCCGGCCACTGCGTCAGTTCGGCTTCATATTCGTCCAGGCCTTCCCAGCGCAGCGGCATCACGCCACCACTTCCGTACACACCAGATCCGTTTCGATCGAGCGTTCATCGCGGTTGGCCACGTACACCACGTTCAGCCTGCGGGCGTTGAACAGCAGCCATGCCTGCGTGGTGATGCCCGGGTGATACGGCCCCTTCACGATGTGCGTGCCTTGCGCCAGCACTGAGCCCGCCCCGATGGCTTCCAGATCCTTCGCGGCTGCGGGCTGAATCGCACACCACCACTGCGCCGGATTCAGCGGTACCGTGCCTTCGGTGTAACCCCCATCGGCATCGGGCACCACGGGCCCAGGCTGCTGCAGCGTCACCAGATGGCGGTACTGGCCCAGGGCAGGCATCACTTAGCCCAGGGGCGGATCACGGTGATACGCCAGCATATTTTGCAGCGCCGTGCGCACCTGGGCATCACTGGTGCCGCTGGCTTTCCCTTCGGGATCGTCGCCACGATCCACGTTGTAATGCCCCGCCAGGTACAGGATGGCCTGCTGGATCGGCTTCGGCACCGTGGCATCCGTCCACGCGGGATCGATCGCCGCCCCGCACATCGCCACGATTTCGGCTTCCGCTGCGTCCAGCTTCCGCTGCAGATCGGTATCGGTCAGGCTGGCGTTGTGAACGTGTTCCTTCAGCATCGTCAGCGTCACCAGCGGGCCTGCCGTCGTGACGCGGCTGTAATCCAGGGGGGCCATGATCAGGCTTCCGCCAGTGCGCCTACGGCTGCCGCGACAGCCTCATCAGACGGGGGTACATCCGAAGGGGCTACCGCGACAGGCGCAGGCGCAGGCTTCGTGAACGGTTGCATGGCATCGCGTTCCGCCAGGGCCTCGAGCGAATACATTTGCTGTTGCAAGTAACAGCTATCGCCCCCGGGCACGGGGCCCAGCCCGAAGTACTTGAAGCGGGCTTCGTTCGGGGTCATCGCGCCTGCCCCGATCGCCTTTTGGGCCGCATCGGTTTTGGTGGCGATGTCCAGCCAGATCAAGGCATCGGTATCGAATTCGGTGCCGTAGTACGTCGGCAGTTCCAGGCCATCATCCAGGGCCCGTTCCAGCGAGGTCATATGCACCTGTAAGCACTGCGATTGATACTGCAGCTGCGTGGCTTCGCTGTTCGCGTACGGGGGCTGTTTGCTGCTGTCCACGTAACTGATCGGCACCCCGAAACAGCCCGCGATCGTGGCCACCGTCTGATCCAGCTGCTCCGATAGCTGGCTGTCCACCGCTGACGTGCCGATGTCCTGGTACTTCATCCCGTAGCCCACCACGGCGGTTTTCCCGGGGCCCAGGCTGTGCCAGATGGCGGACAGGCGATCGATCGTTTTCTGATCCACTTCGGTGGGGGCCACCAGCAGCCCGCTGGGCCTGCCACCCTTGCTGAAGAATTCGCTACTGGCGTTCTGAATCAGCGTGCCTTCGGTGGCCGCCCCGCCGCAGGCATACAGCGGTGACAGGCCCACCAGGGGATGGAAGGCGCAGTTCCAGCGATCGTGAATGACATCCCGGGCAGGGGCGGCCAGGCCCCCTTCCGGCACGCCTGCCAGATCGGCCCGCAGCAGCTGGTACCACACGCTGCCATCCGGGGCCACCAGCACGTTCACAGCGGTGGGATCCATCACGTACAGCGCGATCACCACCCCGCGATCGTCCCGCACCTTCAGCGCATAGGTGTTCCCGTGCAACAGCTTCGATAACATCCACTGTTCCAGGAACTGCCCCACGTTTTGATACGTGTTCGGTTTGCGCAGTACGGGCGAAAACGCGGCTGATGTCGCCTCAGTCCAGATCCCCTGAGAGCTAAGCGCGACCAGTCTCAGCGGCGTTTTCGCAATGTCGCCCGCGATCAACGTCACGCAGCGAAACACGGTGGGATTCTTCAGCAGGGTGTCCATGCTGAGATCCTGGTTAGCCTGCCAGGCCCCCGTGTACGGTTCGTGTACCGTCATCGGCATCCAGCCCCCCGTACCCACGGGCCTGGCGGTACTGAATGCCGATCCCAGTCTGCTGCGCAGCGTGCTGAGTACCCCCACAGCCGTGCCTATTTGCCGTTCGGCTGCTTCTCTGCGGCCCCGCCCGTCATCGCCTGCGTTCCGCCATCACCCGTTGGAGATGGCCACGCTGCAGCGGTCAGGTACTTCACCGCATTGGCGTTCGCCTTCACCCAGTTGATGTACCGTTCGGCCCGCAGTCCGATCATGTTGTTCTGCCACAGCGACACGTACACCGTGGTCGCATCGGCGGGCGACATCGGCGCACTATCCATCTGCAGGCTGGCTTCGCGGGACACATCGATCGTCACCCCGCCTTCATCGGCCATCAGGATCAGATTTGGCTGCATCGCGATCACGTTCGTGCCCGCTGCGGTGCTGCCGATAAATTGCAGCCCTTTCCACCATCCGCCATTGACGGTCAGGCCAGGGAACTGTGCAGATCCATCGCTGGTGGTGCGGAAGGCCAGGGCCAGCAGATTGCTGGGGTTCAGGATGAACGTCAGCCCGTTCACGTCGATATTGTTGGACGCAAAGTGATTTATCAGGCTGATGATGTCGGCCAACGGGGCTCCGGTGGCCGCTGCTGTGGGGGCTCCGTTCGTGACACTGGCGGGATTCACTCCGGCGACAGCGGCCACGGCGGGGTTGATGAATTGCAGATCCAAAAAGCGGGCGATGCCCGCGATCATGTCGTTACGCACCAGGGCTTCCGCCGATGGATTGGACAGCCTGGCCAGTTCTTCGGTGATCGCGATGATGCCCGCCGCTTTCGAGATCGTCAGCGATGATGTGCCGAAGCCCAGCGTGGTCATCGGTTTGGGCTTCGCTTCCCCCACCCAGTTATACGTACCCCCGGCGGTCTGCGTGGGCACGCTGGTATTGAACGGCACATTGCGGAAGCCCTGGATTTTGCCCAGGATGGTCGCAGCCCGCAGCAGTTCGATGAAATCGTTGGAAATGTTCTTATTCACCAGCGGGCCTGCCCACACCGCATCTGTGGCGGTGCCGGGGGCCATCGCGGCTTTCAGGTACAGCGATACTTCGGGGGTGCTGTCATCCCACCGTTTGGCGTACTCCGCCGCTTCGTACAGGTTGCCCTTGCACACCACCTTCGCGCACGCCAGGCGCACGAACGACGTGCCGATCGGCACGCTGGATTTGGCGCTGACCACGGGGAACTGCACCCTGGGCACACTCTGGGCAGTGGGCACGGGGGTGGCCTGGGCGACCTGGATTTTCTCCAGATCCCGCCAGCGCACCAGATCCGCGTCGATCGCTTTCACTTGCACCGACAGCCCATCGTGTTCGGTGGCTGCGTCATCGGTCAGCGTTTCGGCATCGGCTGCCGCTGTTTCCATGATGTCGTTCATGCGGCCCACTAGCGCAGCCCGCTTGTTTTCCAGGGCTGTGACGTGATCGGTGGCGGTCTGTTTCATGGCAGGGGCCTTTCGGGCTGGCTGCGCCAGCGATTTCACCAGCAGGATGGTGGCGTTTGCGTTTGCGGGGATCGTCACCAGGGACAGTTCGCAGATTTCGGTGGCCGTCAGCCTGCGGCCCCCGCCTTTCAGGTACGCCACCCCATCGCCCAGGATGCGGTACCCGATCGACACACCCGTGATCAGGCCCGCTTTGATGGACTGCCAGGCTTCATCCACCCGCTGCTGCAGCGGGCCGGATTCGGGAATGGTCGGTAGTTGGGCCTCAAACGAAATGCCCTGCGCCGTGCGGGTCAGGGTGACGCGGCCCACGGGCAGCGTGCGATCGTGATGGAACAGCAGGGGCAGCGGGTTCTTGAATGTCACCCCCGCCGGATCGACGCTATCGCCCTGGCGGTCGAGTTCGGGTGTGGATGCGATGCCGCTG